CCCGCCAAGGCGCTGAACCAGATCCCAGATCTGCCAGCCCTCGAGGGTCATAGGTTGATGGAGAGTGCGTGGGCATTCCGCGCAGGTGGAAGGACACGCCGTGCAATACTCACCGCCCCCGCCGAACTCCCAATCGGCGAGAGCGGTCAGACGTTTTTTTCCGCATCCAAGATGAGCGCGCCTGCGATGTATCTGGTCTGGAAGGCCTCAAAGATCGGCCAGATTTCCAAGAGCGCGTCGATACCGTCCGGCGTGACAGACAGTGGTTTGCCCTCCGCGTCGCCCACACCCTCCCAATCGTGCACGACGATGCGGGCAACCGCCTTGGCCACGATGCGCGCGAGATCGTCGTTGGAGGGGCCAGTCTCGCTTTGCGTAACATCATCATCAGCGGTGGTGGTCCAAGCATCTATGACTTTGATATCCGCCGTCGCGGCCAAGATTGACGGGTCGCTTCGGGCCGCAAGCATCACGGCCGTTGTCAGAGGCTCGACAAACAGACGCACGCCGTGGCCGAGATCAAGCCAGCGTGGCTGGGACAAAATGTCTAAACGCAACATATACGGTTCTCCTATGTTAATGGTTGAAGCTCTGGCCAAATCGGCATCAGCAATCCAAACTGGACAAATGTTGAAACGAGTTTGACCCCACGGCGAGGCACACCCCAATGACAGACAAAAAGCTCATGGAAACTTCCATTGCCCTGGAAATCACGCGATTTCAGCGCGACAGCTTAGAAAGTCAGATCGAACAACTCTCGGCGCAACTTCATTCAGCAACGCAAAGAGCTGAACGCGCAGAAGCACGTTTGCACGACACCACAGTCATGCTCTCAAATCTAAGTATGCAGGCAACTGCCATGGTCAAAAGGTCATCAGTTTCCGAAGTCTTCATTGAGGGCCGGGGCGTTTTAAGGCTGTCAAATCCTGTAGAGCGCCTTCCGACGAGTTAACTACGCGTCCTCAATAAGTTTCTCGATCGTTGGTGAGGGTAACAGTGCACATGCGGCCGACCACAACGTCGCTGGCGGCCTGCCAGTCAAAAGTCGCCTGCACACCCTGCGGGCCGGAGATCTCAATGCGCGGACGCGGCAGGTAAACGGCATGGGCGGTCAGGGTCAGATGTTCGCCACTGGCGAGCGTGTAAGAGAACTCCAGCGTGCAAGGCTCGCCGTTGAGCGCTTGGTTCACCAAGCTCTGATCGGCGAAGCGTATGACGACATTGCCGGTAAGCGCTGCGATAGAAGGGTCAGCGCCATCGATCTTGCCATCGGCCCGGATCGTCTCGATGCGGTCGAGATTGTTGGCGTAATTGATGTCGGCGGAGACGACGTTGCCGATATTGCCGCCATTGCGCGTGATCGCGCCGTTAAAATGGCCAAAGCGCTTCAGAGCAATATCGGCAGGTGTGCCAGCAGCTGTGCTCGTGGCAATCGTCTCGCCCTGCGCCACAATGCTGGCCGTGGCCGTCAAAAGTCCCGAGCGTGCCATTTGCCAATTAAGACTATCCACCATGCAGCCCGCATACATGGCATAACGTGGTACTTCCGGCATGCCGGTCTCGATCGAGAAGCTTGGGAGCGACCAGTTTCCAGAGTGGAACGCATGGGTATAGGGGGCATCAGCGCCAGTCGTGACCGGTTCGCCAAAACACGCCTTTAGCCAGAAGCCAAAGGCCTCCACATCGATCGGCACAACAACATTGCCGTCCGCCGTCACAGCATCCTTGATTGGGGCCTGCGGATCGCGCCCGTAGCCCAAAAGTTCCGACGTCTGAAGCGGCTGCTCCGCGCCAAGCGTCGTGCTGGCGAAGGGCATCTTGGTAAAGCCGCTCGCAGGCGGCGTGCCATAGGTCGTCTCGAACGCAAACGCCATCTGCGCCCGCGCCCCTTGGGCTCGTGCCATTGGTATCCTCCTTGAATTGAATTGAGCTGGTCAGACCAGCGGCTCACGCGTGGCGTAGTGCAGGATGATCGGAATGATCCCGGCTTTCAGGGATGCTGCCCCCTCAACCGGAAGATCGACGGGTTCTGCTCCCTCTGGCTCCACCCAGTCGCATAACCCCCGCAATGTCCGGTCAGCAGCGATCACTGCGCCGATCTGAGCGCAGAGCGCGTCGAAGAGGGCGTCTCGTTCCATCGCCGATTGCACGATAACCTCCAACTCTGCGCGGTGCTGGAAGTGATAGGTTAGCGGCGACAACGTTACGGCTGGCTCGCCAGGGTTGCCATCGCGCAGGATCATCAGACCAGCGGGCGGGATGCGTTCTGGCAGAACCTCGCCGCGCAACACCGGCGCATGCGGGATCGTGCGCAACAGGTCCGCCAGAGCGGTGAGGATGGTTTCGCGAGGGGTGGGCATGGATATCCGTACCAGATTTGACTTTCGTGAAAGACACGAATGTGCTAGAGGTAATACCTATAAATACTTACGAGGACTTACCTATGAATGCTGTGCGCCCTATCGCCGTGAAGCTCGATCAAGAAACCCGTGACCGCCTCAAGCAGCTTGCGGTTGCGAGGGATCGATCGACGCATTGGATGTTGCGCGAAGCGGTCTCTCAGTTTCTTTCCCGTGAAGAGGCGCGTGAAGCCTTTCGCCAAGCTGGCCTCGCGGCCTGGCAGGAATATCAGACAACGGGCCAACATGTGAGGCATGAGGAAGCCGATGCGTGGCTTGCCAAGCTCGAGGCAGGTGAAGAGGCCGATATTCCTCAATGCCACAACTGATCTGGGCTCCCGCAGCGCTGCGGGATGTGGAGCGGCTTTATAAGTTTGTGGCCGAAAAGAATCCTGACGCAGCACGCCGCGCTGCCAAATCTATCCGTGAGGGGATGCAGATTCTGCGCGACCAGCCGGGAGCAGGGCGCCCCATGGAGGATATGGACCCAGAGTTTCGGGAATGGTTCATCACCTTCGGCGGCAGCGGCTATGTTGCCCTGTACCGATTGGAAGCCGACACTGCTGTGGTTCTCGCAGTGCGACATCAACGTGAGGCCGGGTACTGAGCAGGCTGTCATCCCAGCTTTCCATCTACCCAACGCGCCACGATCAGCCCCGGAACCGCCGCCTTCGCCCGCTCAGCATCGCGCACCAGATCAAGCCGCTTGGCGAGTTTCACCTGCGGCACCAGCAGAAAGATCGGCACCGTACTCCTCCCGCGGCCGGTCTTTGACCGAGAGGCGACGCCCAAGCCGCGGCTGTTCAACCGCCCATCTGCAACGAGCAAGCTTGGGCCGTTGCGCCGGTAGATAAACCGCAGACGCAACCCGCGCCTTCGTTCCCAGTCTCCGGGCGTGAGCGTCTTGCCGCGGGTGCCTTTGCCTGCAGCTGACGTGGGTATGGCAAGCCAGAACCCATCCTTTGACCGGATCAACGGCCCTGTGTCATGCGCCCCGATGATTTGAGGTGCCTTCGACCAGACGAGTGCTGCTGCTTCAAGGCTTTCGCCTGCTGCAGGGTAGGTCTTGGACCGGATCGTATTGCTCAGCCGCTGCCCAAGGCGGGCGCGCGTAATTTGAGCCCGCCAGTCTGATTTCAGGCCGTTGCCTGCCGCACGCATGGCGGTGGTCACAGCCTTTTCGCCGGCGAGGATTTCGGCGCGCATCGCGGTGACGATATCGCCGGTAACAGAAAGGTCGAGCTTCATGCAGGCGTTGCCTCTATCGTCCAAACCAAGCGATCCCGATCACGCAAGGGCTCCCCTTGGATCAGGAATGTTTCTTCTCCCAACAGGATCTGCTCGTCAGGGCGGGGTGCGGGCAATTCCGATACGCGCACGTCGAACCGGAACGTATCTGAGACAAGGCGCGCCGCCCCGAACGCAGTCACATCATCATTGCGGCGCAAGATAATTCGGATGCGTGTGAACTGCCCTTCGCTATCACGGTACCAGGCCTCATGTGCAAGGTTCAGATCAGCGAATAGCAGATCAAGGGCTGCAAGGAATGCCGTCATCTGCGTTCAGCCTCAGTTGCCCGAGTGCAGGCGGATAGCCATGCGGGGCCGCTTGTTCACGGGCAGGATCGAACTTTCTGTCATCAGATCGATCCAGCGGCCCTTTGCATCGATCATCTGGCGAGCGTAAAGCGGCAGGCCGATGGTATTGGCAGTTTCCAGCAAGTTAGCCGGGCCGCCATAGGTGGTGAAGGTGTCGAAGGTGCCAAGCGGAAACGCGATCCCTTCGCCTGCCGGGATCAACCGCTCGGATGTCCCGTTCGAGAGTGTGACGGAGCCGTTGTATTCCTCGAACAGCATGCCCGCGAAGGGAAAGGCCCGGCGCATATCCTCACGCAGGGGCTGGCCGCCCGTGGCGGAGAAGAACTTATAGGCCTCTTCGGTCTTGGGGTGGCTGATCAGCTTGTCGAAGTATTCCGAACTGACCAGCGCATGAGCGGT